TATCAATCTCTACATTTACTTCATCTCTAAACGGAGAAATATCTTCTTCTGAATAATCATCAACAGCAAATGCTTCCACATCTCTATTCATGGTAGCAGCAAAGAATGTACTACCAGCATGAACACCAAGTTCCATGTAGATAGCATCAGGTTTAGACAGAAGGTTGTTTAGGAAATGTCTTACGATGTTGGAAGACAATCCTGGATACTTATATCCTTCTTCTACAAACTCACTATCACGTCTTGCTGCTTTTTCAATCGATGTTAGAACTAGTTCTATATCATCATCAAAATGTCTATCACTACGTTTCATTCTGGACTGGACAACTGAATCACAATAATTACATTTCCAACAATCAAAACCACATGTCTTGATCTTCTCTCTCCAGATGTCAATTGGTTTCTCTTCTAGAGCTACATCTTCAATGTAGTCATTAAACTGTGGGTGTAGTATCTCCTCGTCTGCCGCCCATCTCTTAATGATATCCATGCTTTCCATGAGACGCATTGCATTCTCTCTGCCATGCATCTTGAATACATCAATACCTAGATCAAGAAACTCTTCCCAATCTTTTTTCCAAGGTGGGATAGTTGCTGCTTTCAGTGATGCTGCAGGATCTCTTTCATCCCATGAAGAACAAGACACCCTACTTAAACTAGTATTAAAATACTGAGGGTCATCTTTTTCTCTCACCATATTGTAATGGTAATGTTCGGGCATGATAGGACAACCACCCCAACACCATTCATTGGCAAGTAAAGAAATTTTTACTGGTTTACCAATGTCAGCACAGTATTCTTTTGCTTCTTTAATCTTAAGTAGAGTATCTCTGTCACGCATAAGATCTCTGTCTAGATTGACATAGTGAAACCCTGCTTTTGCTAGGTTCACAATCTCATTAGGTCTTGTGACTTCTCTTAGTATAGTATTTTTAATAAACAGTTCAGGAAACTCTTTCTGCAACTGTCCTGTCAAGACCCATGATGTATGGGGTAGAGTTACAATACGAACTCCTGCATCATATAGAAATCTAAAATTTTCAATAAAAATATCTAAGTTTTCTTGAGTAGGAGGAACTTGAATATTATTAAATGTAGCAGACAAGGGAATGCCTGTCTCTTGGGAAACAAATAAAGCATTGAGAGAGGTATCTCTCATATCCCCATCAACAACATCACCCATCGCATCTTGCACGAAAGGTGGCATACGACAGGTGAAATAGATATCATAAATGTAATCTTTGTATTCTTTAAGAAAAGGAATCAAAGTATTAACTACAAAATCTTCTGGTAATTTGGTGTTAAGAGGGAGAGAAAATTTTGCCATAATCTACAATCACTTTTTCCATATACATGTGTTCTGCTTCTGGGTTTGTGTCCAGAATATACTTATTACTTTCCGCTAACTCCAAGAGTTTTTCGCGGTTAAGATCTTTTGTTTGGTCTACCCATTCATATCTACGAAGAATAGAGTGATGGATTACAGGAACCAATTCAAGGTGTCTTTGACTCGACATTGTTAGTTTGCTCTATTTGTAGTTGTCCTGAGTATTTATGTTGCTGTAGTTTAGGAAGCGCAATACCATCTTCCTGTAACTGTGCTTGGATCTGTGGTGCGATCATTTTATTAAGTTTATCAATACCACCACCAATCATACCAGAATATTTAACAGCAACACCAAGTGCTTCCACTTGATCTTCTTCTGGCATGTCCATGATTGTTGTCATGTTACCAGCACCAATTCTACCATACGATACAATATCCATTGCTGCTTGCTTACCCATACGAGCAACCCAATAAGTTCTTACTTCATGTGGTTGTTCTTCACAGTAATATTCAATGGGATTGTCCTCGTCAACATACTTGTCAATAATATTTAAAAAATATTTTAACTCTAGTTCAGATTGTCTGAGTTTTCTTTTCCAAATACCAACATCATAATCGTTTTTCTCCATGTCAATTTGCATCAACTCTTTATCGAGTTCATCAGGAACTAACTCCATGTCCCTAATTAATCTCTTTCTTAAAATTTCTGCTTTTCTTAAACTGTTTCTATTTTCCATGTAGGCATGATACCTAGTTTCAAGTTCCATCAGTGCTTGACGGACTTTTTTCCATGGAGTCAATTGAGGGTCAGCAACAAAGTGCTCACACTCATACTCTGTCATGCCACTATTAAAGCGCATACTAGCAGACAGGATATCAAAATCTTTATTGGTTAGACCAAATTCATTTACGAAAGATTTTGATAAATGGATTTCGTTAGTATCAGAACTAACAATGTTTCTTACATCTGAAACAATATCAGATAAATTAGCGTCAGAATTTAAAGACATATGCGTCACACTCATATTCAGGTTTGCGATCCCAATCAGTTTCAGAGACCGTTCTGCCCATTTCAATTGCTTGTTTTTGGGGCAAGAGGATACCGATGTAATCCTCGTATAATATATTTAGGTCCCATACAGAAGTGCAATCTTCAAATTTTTTCACTAATGATTGATATGATACGAGCATAGTGGAAAGTTTATCTTCCCATTCTTCTGCTTTTACTAAAATTTTATTTGCTAATTCATCTTTATTAATGTGTCTTTCCATAGAAAGATAATCTAGGAAAGGAGTTTTGTGTCCTTGTCCTCCTTTATATGTCAACCATTCTCTTGCTTCATGTTTTTGAATCTCCCAAGATGCAGATTCTAAATCTGTTGTGTTCTTGAGATTTCTAAATCTTGTATTGTACTCGTCTTCAATAATTTCTTTTGCAAAATCAACCATAAAATCCATAACATCTTTTAAAATGTTATCCGTTAATTCAATGGGCACTTTAAGAATTTCATTAGCAGGTGTCCAAGCAAATCCTGCTTCTCCTGTATTTACAGCAACCTTACCAAAAGGTCTGATCTCAGAGAAAAAGTTAGATCCGTTATAAGCTTGTTGTTTAGTAACTTCCTTATACTTGTGTTCCCACTCTTTGTAGATGACTTGATAAATTGTTTCGCTAACTTCTACACACGAGAAGTGCATCAACGAAAACATTTCGTTGTAATGTAAGCGAAGATCTCCAGTTGCCGATGAACTGACAAACTGCTCTTGCTTGATTTCCTTTTCGTTTATGATTAGATATCTCATTATTGTGCCTGAAGTGCGGTTACAGAAGCGGCACCAGAACAGCAACCGCCAGAAGATTGACCATAATGACCTTTGGGTCTTGTCGCAGCACCCATGTTGGTCTCAACGTCAGTAGTATAATCCCACTTGGTTGTGTGGTTGTTTTGCTGACCATCATATTGTCCCATCATATAACCCCAGTCCTGTCCCATCATGAAGTTTTCTTCACCGTAAGCACGGACTTTCGTTCCGTTTGCTAGACCAGCTCCACTTGAACCACTATACTTTGACCATGGTGATGTGACATTGTTTCCAGTACCAACATAAAAATGTCCGTACTTGGAAGGAAGGAACTTACAAACTCCATCAGGAGCAGCATTGGATGACCAACCAGACCAAGAATCATTTGAGTGATCTACAGAATATCTACTACCAGAGAAAGATGCCCAAGATTTTTCTTCATCTCCACATGAAGCAGTGTGATCACTACCAGAAGGTGAACTACCTACCTGATACATAATCTCGGAAGGATAATGTAGTTTACCTACAGCAGCGTTACCGCCACCTAAGTTATAACCAAACTGTTGTTTTTGTGCGGTAGCACATGCATTCCTGTCTCTACTGACAGGCATGTTCCAACCACCAACAACAGTGTATCCCATGACGCCTCTAGGGTCGTCACCTTCCCAACCATATGGGGAAGTTGGAGAGTAAGTACCACCACCAGGATTACTTCCTGTAGTACCAAACATTCTCCTCATACCTGTGTGTAGGTTGATGGAATCAGTATGACTGGATGCTCCCGTGAATGCATTAATGCAACCGTGAGCATAACCAAAGTAATCACTCCAGGTACAGTCAGCATAAGTTAGTGCTCTAGTTAACTGCTCACCACAATAGAATGTAATATCATTTGCGTGCCATGTTTTATTAACAGTTCTCCAAGGATTAGATCCTTTATACCCCGCCACCAGAAAACCATGTGTTATCAAACTCCTATATCTGAATCCTGTAAGAGGAGCAGATGCAACAGTTTGACCAGGATACGCCCAGAAAACACCGTTTTCACCATCGGATACTAGATAAGATCCTCTAGTGATATTTGCAGGTTCGGGGATACCCCCACCAACCTCATCCCAGTCAGATCCATTCCAGATCTGTGCTTTGTTTTCATCGGTATTATAAATGATTTGACCGACGTTTGGGGATGCTGGTCTTCCCGCGTTGTTAAAAGATGGTAGTTTTAAACCTTGAGTGGTTAAACTAGCATTTCCTGTAACAACTGTTCCAACAGTTAACTGAGACATGGTTACGCTTCTGTCCTATAAAAGTATTTAGGGTTTTGGATAGTTTTCTTTAACAATTTTCACAGCAGCATACCAAGAGGAAGTATCTTTTCCTGGAACCAGACCACTTTCCATGTCATGAAATAACATATCTAATTGATCTG